GTACAAACTAATTCTTCCGCCTTGAGCCATCATTTCTTTTTTAGATTTTTTCATCTTCTTAATCTTTTCCATTAATTTCTTAATCTTTTCAGGTGGGTTTTTCTTTTCAAATTCTGTTCTTTTATATTCTTCTACTTCTTCTTTAAATTCTGGCATCAATTCCATAAAGCTATATTTACCAACGTCTTCTGAACTTAAGGTACCATTAGCGAGACCTACTCTGCCGCCTTGGTTATAAGGTATGTTATATTTTTCTGCTATCCCTTGTCCAGATAAACCTAAAACATATTGATCCAGATAATCTTGTGCACTCATGTAGCCAGTGTCTCTGCCCTCAACCATGTCTTTAATTTCTTCTTGGGTTACACCATAAGGATTTGTTCCATAATACGATACCGCTTTATTAAAATCCGCATATCCACCTGGATTGGTTAGCATCATTTGATTCATTTTATCTTTTTCTTGTTGATGGAAAACGTCTCTTTCAGCTTGAGTCATGTTTTCATATTTTTTCGTTTGAGCCATTTGCTCCGCTCGAGTAGTAAACATACCCGGTCCCATACCACCCATTGGTCCACCTATAACTTGTCCATAAGTCATAAGATTAGGGTTGCCAGCTTCTGTCAACATTCTATTTTGATAATCCATATAATATTGTCTTGGATCAGCACCACTTCTTGTAATGTCTTCATAAGTAGCTTGACTCATATTTAAAGCTTGTGCTTCTGGAGAAACATTTCGATATGTTGGTGTATAGTTTGTTTGATAACTTGGTGTATAAGTTGTTTGAGAACCTTGATTAGCTGCTATTGCTGCAGAAATATCATCTTGAGTTGGTGGACCTGTTACATTCGCTGCAACTCCTCTTGCTCCACCTGTAGCTTGATCAAGATTTTCGTGTAGTGCTCTGGCTTGTTGTGGTGTGTATGTTTGCTGTGGTGTATACCCTGGCAACCTGCTTCTTCCTTGAGCTAAGATACCTTCAATCCCTGCTGCTTGCGCCTTGTTGGCTGCAATATTTTCTGCAAGAGTATTACCCATTCTTACTCCTCCAGCTTGAAAATTTACTCTTCCACCTTTAGCTCCAATATAATCTCGAGGTGTTAGAAAATGGTAACCTTTATCAAACATCTGAGATGCACTAAGATTACCTGTTCTGTATTTTGAAATATCTGCTTTAATTAAATCTAAACCTAAACCTTTTCCTCTTTTAACGTCTTGTGCTAGTTGTGTTGCTTCTTCTTCTGTTTTACCTTTTTGCATGAAATAAGTCATTAAACCTGCTGCAGTCACACCACCTAAAACTGTTGGCATTAAAGAACCACCACCTTTAGTTAAACCTAACTTACCTAAAAGACCTGGTGTAAATTGCTGAACTCCTTTTTGTAAATAAGACATAGGTCCTGCAGATGCTCCAGCAGCTGTTCCAAATAACTTAGGTCCCATTCCTTTAAAAAATTGTCCAATACCTGAACCACCTATTCTAGCTCCAATTCCACTAAGACCTGACATAGGTCCATAACCCATAAGACCTGCTCCACCTAATCCTAAAAGTGCAGCTTTACCTATAGGGCTTTTAATAACTTGTTTTCCAACATCTAAAACTTTTTTGAAAGGTTTTGTTATGGATTTAACTATATCACCTAAACCATATTCTTGTCTTGGAATGACATTCATAATGCCACCGTTTTTACGTAATTGTCTGCGAATCTGTGCTCGTGTTATCATATTATATTGCATGTTAATTTAAATTAAAGGCAGGGATTTCACCTGAGTTTATATACTTACTCAATTTATATTAATAAATCAAGTCTATGTTACGTCTCTAGGCTTAATTTCTAAAGCCGAAAGTACAACATGAAGTCTATTTGCAGTAGCTGCAGTCACCTTAATTACTTCGCTCTCCTGTGCGACTAGGGGTGCTGATAACAGCTCTGTAGTGGCGTTTGCCGATATTGATTTTGTCTTAAAAAGGCTGAATACATTATCAGAAGTATCCGTTAAAGTCACTGTAATTGTATCAGCATTACCTGAATCTTCAGATACTAAAATCGATTTAATAACAGCAGTAGAAAAGTCAGGCACTGTATATAGTGTGGTTGCACTAGTGCTTGTTAAATCTGCTTTTTTGTTTACAAAACTATTTGCCATTATGCTAAGAAGAAATCAAAGGCTTGTAATTCGTCCTTTAAATCCTGTTGAAAAGTTGAGTTTAATTTTGTTACAATACTATCTACGTCTCTAACAAATGATTGTTGAACTGTTTGATCGTATTTTTCTAAAGGTTGTGTTAATGATTGTACAATTCTAGCCATTATCTTCTTCCATCCGGTTGTATATCTAATCTAAAAGTACCAAGTTTCCAGTGCTGAGTTAGTCCAGTGTTATCTACTTTTAAAGATATAGCTCTTGCTCTAGCACGTGTGTCTATTTTAGTTGTAGTAGTTGTTGATGTAAAAGGTCCAAGTGATGAACTTGCTTGTGCATCTGTTGGGTAATTTTTTAAGTTTAATGTAACTCTTGCATCTCCTGTTTGAGTTAAAAAGTCAGGTATCACTCTTCTAATCTTTAACATAAATTCTCCATCACCAGCTAAACCTTTTTGGTCTAAATCAAAATCTCCTGACTCTATACTAGCTTGAATAGCTGTTGTTGCTCCAGCTTTAATTTGATTTTGCCCTGTTTCATGTTCATAATAAGTAGTCACACCATCTGTATTACCAACTGTTGCATCACTTGTAGCACTTGAATCATATTCAGTTCCGTGCGGCTTGCCAAATATGGATGAGTCAGCCCAAGTAGATCTTGCAAGTGAACTTACAGTCCATATAGGTCGCTCACCACTTGAATCCATATAATTGTATGTAACGGCTCTAGAATTAGCTGTAGCTCCACTACCTGGATAGAACCAAGTCACTTCTCCAAATAAATTATTTAGTCCTGCAAAAATGTGTTGTCTAGGTACATCTGCTAGACCATCGTAAACAAAATCTTCAACTAAACACGGTAAAGATTGTAGTTGTCCAGTGTATCTAAAAAAGCCATTTTCTGACATCCAGTATGCAGATCCATCAACTTCAACTGCAGCATTTTGTCCAATCAATCCACAGTTAGTTCCAACTTGTTGAAATGAGAAAGTGAAAGGTGGACCAACAAATTTCATAACAAATAGAGCAGTATCAGTCCAAATATAAATTGCATCTCTACCTCTTATCGCTCCAACAATTCTTGTACCATCTGCAAGTCTTTGTGTACCGGCAGTGTTAGTTGAAGTTGGAGTCCAAGTCGTTAAAGACTCTTGAGAAGACCATCTTACATACATATCATCTTGAGTAGATGTTGTTCCAATTGTAGTTTCTGTTCCAAAACAAACTAAGTGTCTGTCAGGTGTAGAAACTAAAGTAAATTGTGTGGCTGTAGGACAACCACTTACAACTGTAGCTCTAGTTGAAGTTGCACCGGTTGCATTTGAATTCCATTCAAAAGTAGCTCCATCTGAAATAGTTGCAATCAATTTATTACCAAAATTATCTAATGACCAAATACCAGGGGCTGTTACAATGTCACCTGTTTGTGATGCTCCCCATTTTGTATAGTCTGATGCATTAGTTACAGTGGCTGCATCTGAGTGACTAGCTGCTGTTGTGTTATCTGATCCTCTAGTTAAACCTCCTAAAGTTCCTGTACCAGTAGTGTTTGATGTATAAGCAATTCTTTCATCGTCTATTACCACAGTTCCTGATGCAGGAAATCCTGATGAATCATCAAGAACAATACTTGATGAACCTGAAGTTAAAGCTCCATCTAATGTTGAAGTAACTTCTCCAGCAACAGTTCCGCCCCATGCTCCTAGTCCCCAACCAGCTGCTGATTCTTCAACTGCAGGTCCTATTGAATAGTAATGTTGTACTCTTATTCCACCTGATGTGGATGCTCCTGATCCTGATTCATTAGATCCCATTTCAATTGTAAGCGTTGTTGAAGTAGGGACGGTTGCAACCATGAATACGTTATCATCAAAATCATCAGAGTCAAAATTAGAATTGGTAATAGCGGTAAAATTATCCAAAAGAATAATATCGTACTTAGAAATATTATGATCAGATGAAAATGTAAGTGTGACTGTGGCATCGCCATTTGTTGTTGTAAAAGCACTGGTTAATGTTGTTGTAGCTTTAATAGGAGTAATATCATAAAAAGCACCTCCTGAATATACATATAAAATTCTGTTTGTGCCTAGTGCTGAATATTTAATGCCATCTGAATTTACAAATTGGTGTATAGCAGTCGTTCTGCCAGTTAAAGTTATATCTCCTAACTGAGCCCAACCACCTATTTTTTCTGGTGAACCATATCTAAAACGTACATAGTCCCCGTCAACCCATTGGCCTTCGCCTCCGGTTGCTGTAACTTGTTTATTAAATCCTGGCTGAATGTTTATCTTTTGTAGCATAAAAAATCCTAATAGTAAGGCAGGAGATATTCTGTGGTGGAGATATCTCCCGCCATATTATTATATACAATATTATTTAGGTAACTTAAAGCCTTTATACCAACCAGGCAAGCCTAAAAATGGTCTTTTATCGTATTGATTTTCTTTCGCTGTTTTAGAAGATGCTTTGTTATAATGTAAAAATACTTGAGCACAGTCCTTACCAGTAAACTCTTCTCTCCAATGCTCTAGCTCGCAGCCAGAATATATTAACATATCACCTGGTTTAAGATCTACCTTAATACCAGCTTGACCCTTGTTACCTGTTGGATCTAAATAAAGCGGCCATGAATCACCTCCCAGATTTAAGGTAGTAGATATTTCACAGGAATATCTATCTTTATGTCTAACTAAAACATCTCCTTTTTTATAAATTCTTGCATAAGCATATGTCTCGGATAACTTTAATCCTGTATGTTTTTCCATTACAGGTTTTGCTTTTTGTAATAGTGTTTCCATTACTAAATCTCCATAATGAGAATAAGTGTTTGGCACTTGTTCATCATTCCATACTCCCCAGTAGTCTGTAAAAGGGGATATATATTTTTGATCAAATAAAAATCGTGCAACTTTTCTTTTATTTAAAAAATAAGTAAAGGCAAACTCTGCTATTTCTTTTGAAATAACATTTTTTAAAACACTATATTTATTTTTTTGGAACGCCGATTTTTTTAATGACATTTCTTCCTTTCAATTGCATTTTAGATTTTATAAAATTGTCTATAAAATTTGGTTTAGTTTTTAATGGACTAGATTCTAGTACAGTTTTAATAACTGCTTTTTTCATTTCTTCATTAACTTTTGTCATTTAATACTCCTTTGGGAATAGCCTGACAGTTCCAATGTATAAACCTAAAAGGTTCATATCCCAAATCAACTGCATACATATGTGGCATATACGATGGAAAAAATATCATTCTTCCAGGTTTGACTTCATAATTAACTTGAAAACTAGCATAAGTTATTTTAGTCCCGTCTTTCTGAGGTAAAAGATTCATCATATTTCCTGCTCTTGGGTCTTCGAATACTGGTCTCGATGTTTTTTCACTAGCTTTTAAAAAATAAAAACCAGATATATGACCATTCCAGTGAGTGTGCAAAGTGTGATGTCCTCCACCGTTTTTAGCAAATTCTTGTACCCACATTTCTGTGGTAAATAATTGATAATTCGTCATATCAAAACCCATTTCTTCCAATAGATTATGGGCAGTGGCTCCTATATAATTTTGTAGTTGTAAAAAATTAGGGTCACCAATTAAACTGTTGGAATGAAATACATGTCCCATATCTCCTTTATTACCAAACTTTTTATTTCTTTTAGCTATATCTTTCTTTAAATTTTTCTTTGCTACTTCAATATATTTATCTGAGGCTTTATTTAAATCTTTAACAAATTTAGGAGCATCTGCAAACCATATAGGGCATTTAAAATAATCTTCTCTCCCTAATTGTGTTGGAAATGTTTCAGCTTTCTTTTTCATTTAAATGGCCATCCTAAACTCCACATGACTAAACTATGCCTGGTTCCTTTTTTAACCGGACAGACTCTATGCCACACGAATCCAGGAAATACAACCAAGGATCCTTTAGGTAATATTTCTTTACACTTTCTAATGTTTGGTTTTTTATCAGGGTCTAAGTTCCTGAAATCAAATTCTAGCTCTCCACCTTTATAATCTTTTGGGTCCGATAAAGTTAATGTTACCGATAGCTTTCTAACTTTACCGTGAGAGGGATCACCTTCTTTTCTTTGATAAGGTTTATCCCAACCATCACAATGCCAATCGTAATATTGACCTTTATTATATTTTGTAAATTGACAAGACTCTGAAAAATCCCAGTGAAAATTCCAACCGGCAGCAGCATTTGCT